GACTGACCAGTCGTTCCTCTTCTTTGGTCAACTGATCGTCCTGAACCAATCCTGTCTCGTTCATGATAACCTTCTGCTGTTCATGCCGCCAAGACGAGGCATTGTTCGCCGCGTCGATGTAGGCCTGAGGAGGGATAAATCCTGCCCCCGAGAAGCCGGGCGGCTTGGGCATTTCCCTCAACCGGTACGTCGCCTGCATCGCGTCCGTTATCAGACCCGCTCCGTGGGGCATGATCGGACGCGCCATGTATTCGTCCCGGGTGGTATAGTTCGCGGATTGCGGTAACAACAGCGCCCACAGATCCTGGGATTCCAAAGTACTCTCCATTGGGTAACACTCCTAGTTTGTGCCAGTCTTCAGGCTTGGTCTTGAGACTTTGCCACTCAAACAGATCGTTCTCAATCTGCTCTCCGTGGCGCTGATGCAGTTGCTTCCTCGTTCCGGAGAACCACTGCTGTAGGCTACACCCTTTCTTCTGGACGAAGGGTCCCATGCTCTGCGAACAGAGGTGCTTCATAAACACCTTGCGGTTGATGCCGAGTTTGTATCCGGCCCTGCGAAGCCTGATGCTGATGTCCAGATCTTCGTCGCCGTTGAAGAACTTCTCGCACCAACCATTGACCCTCTCGAATGCTTTGCGCTTCACGAGAAAGCAGAATCCGGATAGAAACTTAGCCGGATGATGCGACGGCCAATCCTTGTCAAATTTCTGCAACTGAAGCCCGAACACCATGTCCGAGGTTGGTCCCATGGCGTCGTATGCGTTGCTCTTGCCACACGCGAGGAGGCTGGACAGCCAGTGTGGGTCCTCTGGGAACGCATCGTTGTTGATGAAGAGTATCCACCGGGCCTTGCCCTTTTTCGCGGCGTAGTTGTTTCCCCCGGCAAATCCGAGGTTGCCGCGATCCTTGATGTAGCGGAACGGGAAGTCCTTGAACCGGGCTCGCGGGTTCCACTTGCGCGTGTTGGCCTTGAACCACTTCAGCATGGTGCGCGTGGAGTCCGTCGAGCCATTGTCCATAACCGTGAGGGAGTACGGGACACCCTTGGTGTTTTCGCGAAGGTTCTCCAAGAACGGCATGGTGATGTCGGCCCGGTTGTGGCAGAGAACGACGATGTCAACGAGAGGGGTCATACTGGCACCTCTTCCACGTTCGTCTCTTTCCCAAACACGCATGACCCGTTGTCGCCGTTGTGAACTTCGTCAATGCCGAGTTTGTAGTGCTCGGCGCCACCCTGTGCCCTGTACTGGGCTTCGCTGATGACGGGGGCTTCCTTGAGAAGATGCCCAATGTCGACCCTGGAATCGGCCCAGAGCTTGAACCCTGCCTTTCGGGCGTTCATACCGAACGCGATGTCCTCGTTGGCGTGGGGCAGAACACCGGAGCCGTTCAGCCTGAAGTGTTGGAAGTTTGGGATCACGTTTCCGTTCTTGTCGCGCCTCATGGCGTCCAGCATTCGACGGGTCATGAGCACCATACCAAACCCTGTTGCGGCCACCTCGAACCGGCACTTGTCCTTGTCGTCTTCGAATCCTGGGTAGCGCGTCAGAACATGCCACCACTCACACGGGCCCCACTCCTGGAACTCGGGGTTGTTCCCGAACAGGCACACCTTCGTCGGCATGGAGTTAGAAAAGAACAGTCCGGACAGATAGTCCAGGCCGTTCTCGACGAGTTCCTGTTCCAAGTGGAAGTAATGCTCGTTGGTGAACACCATGTCGTCGTCTATCCACAACAGCAGATCGCCGTCCCCGTTGTCGAGAAACGTGTTCACGCAAATCTGCCGGGCCTGAATGAGTACCGTCCCCGCAGGACTCATCATGAACGGCAATCGTTGCCTTCGGCCCAGTTCGGTGAATAGGGAGCACATACACGCAGCATGTGCCCCGTGAACCAAGTTCAGGTAATTTGGCCTCGCAATCCAAAGTTCCTCTGTGTTCATCCGCTTGCCTCGATTCTTTGTTTTTCCGCCTGATTGAACCTGTTCATGCGCCATGCCTTGAGCCACTCCCAAGGATAAAGCCGTCCGTGAGGGAATAGCGTCATGTGGCCACACTTGTCGCATCCAGGGTTCTTCGGTGGGAACCTGCGCTGCCTGGAAACGGAAACGTTGACTAGAGTTCCGCATCGACCGCATCGCATGATATCAATCATCGCCTTGGCTCCTGTGATTGTTCTGGCCGGGAGAGCACGATGCCCCCCCGGCGCTACTTTCAGAGATTACATGGCACGCACAAGCGCTTCTACCGTTACCGTCGCTGCGGTAACCTGGGCAAGTGGCGCTGTGATGCTGTAGTTGTGATGAAGCGGTCCTTCGCTGTCGGTCATCGTTGGGGTTCCGAAAACGACATAGTCTTCGCCGTCCACGGTGATGAGGGACTTGGAAGTGTCCCAACCCGAGATGCCCCACGCACGAACCTTCGCCATGCCACTGATTACGACACGGCCCGTTTTCGCGGTCCCTATCGTATCGGTGGTCACACCAGCAAAGAAGTTCAACCTTGCGGTTGCGGGCAACGTCACCCAATGCCCACCCCCCGAGCCAATGACTAGAGAAGAGAGGCACACGGGAGAATACTGCGGAATGACCGCGCCCTGGCTGTTGAACACCTCCATCGTTATCGTCTCCGGCTGTCCCGTAGAGTCGAAACCGAAGTTGTTTGGAATTTGCATTAACGATCTCCTTTCTACGAAGACACCTTCACGCCTTGATGCAGCCCATGTTTCGCGGGATGCCTGACTACAATCTCGCCGGACCACAGCATCTTGATGTGGAACTGCCACTGCGAATCCGACACGATCGGGTCGGTAAGCGAGAAGTTTGCCTTTGGGTGATAGCGAATCTCGATGAAGTCGCTGTTGATGTGATACGCCTGTTGATCGGACCCGGCGTCTGCCGGCACGGATTCGTCTTCGATCATCGTCGCCCTGTGGAACTTCGTGTTCTCGAAGCCAGCGTCCAGCATGGTCGTATTCGTGAACCGCTGGTTTTGCTGCAAGAGATACGTGTACCACAAGTAGTACGTCTCCGTGGACAGGATAAGGTCCGGATAGCGTTGCTTCCCGGTCTTTCTCCGGCCACAGAGGATACGAAGAGCTTCCATGTCGTCAATCAGTTTGCGGGACGTTCCGCCCGAATTGTACGCGGCGTTCGTGTCCTTATTCTGATTCTGCCAGTCCGTGTACACCGAACGGTCGATGCCGTAGAGCGTGCCTGTACCCGGGGCCGCAGCGATACTCGCCGCCAACCCCGTGATGCGTTTGGAATCGTTACCCGTTCCGTCCAGGTAGCTGTGATCGTTGAGAACCTGTCGAGCGGTGTTGAGCATGTTCTCTTCTTTCTGCGCGAGCAGATCGAAGGTGCGTGCATCGCTGTCGTTCTCTAACTCCTCGTCTTTGGAGATCACCAAATGCCAATCGTACAGCTTTCTGGTGGCCGCGGCGAGGATCACGTTGTCCTGGTGTTGGTACGGGCGAACGTCCAGTCCGCTGAACGACGCTTCTCGGTCGGTGTCGAACTTCCACTCGACGGGCCATTCGAACTTTTGCCCATCGCGCGCCGACTTGTACTGACCCTTCTTCGTCAGAAAGGTCCATAAGGCGTTTTCCTTCTGGATGATGTTGACGTACTCTTTCTGGCGGCGCCACAAAGTAGCCGCCAGTTGAGTAGCCGTAACTGCCATTGCGATATCCTCCAGACGCTCTAGCCGATGTTAATTCCGGCAGCGTGCTTAGCCGATTCTTCCATCGACTCGCCGGCAACGAATGGCTGCTGGGTAGCAGGTGCCCCTGGAGAGGGCTCCATTCCCGCCAAGTGAGCGTCTTGTTGTAGGGTTTGGTTTGCTTGCTGCGCTCCCAGAGCTTGGAAGCGCGCCATGGTGCCTTGCGGGTCGACGATCATCATCGCCTGGTCTGGCGTCATGCCCGGCGCTTGGGCGTAGAGAGCCTGGAGAGACTGTGCGTGCTGCTCTGCTTGGCCTCCATACCGCTGTTGCGTTTCGGACATGCGCTGAGTGACAATGTTTGCCGTGTTCGCGGTTTGCATGTTGGTGAGGCTCTGTTCCAACTGCTGAATGCGCTGGGCCTGTTCGTCGGTGTTCTGCATAGCACGAGAGAGTTTTGCGTCTCTGTTTTCCAAGATCGTGTCCAAGGCCTGTACCGTTGCGGCGGCATTGCTGCGTTCTTCGGGGCTCATGGCGGCCAAAGTTTCTGGCTGAATCATGGAACTAAACGAGGTTGGAACCTCCTCTTGTACTTGCGAACCCTGCTGGCTTGCCACGGTAAGTTCCTGGAGTTTCTGCTCGTAGGCATCACGCGCCCCCAGCGTCTCCTTGCGCTCTGCCTGGAGTTGCTGCTGAGTTTGCGTGTGCGTCTTGAGCATCTTCTGTTCCATTATCTGAAGACTCTCTTGAGTGACTTTCTGAGGCGGCTGTGGGAGCGCCTGTGGGCTTTGCTGTGTCTCCTTGCCCCCAGCCGTCTCCAATGACCCCGCGAGGACATCGTCGGGTTCATGCCCGTGTAGTTCGGCATCTCCCGATGTGTCGACAAGGGCCGTGCCCATTTCCTGTGGCGCTCCGCTAGGAAGTTCCCCAAGAGCTTCTGCTTTGATGCTGTTCATCTCGTTCTCCTTTTGCTGTTCTTAGATGGGCCTATGGCCTCATCAGAACGCTAAATGTCATTACGGCGCGTCTTCCCCAGGAAGCGCACCGGTTTCCTTGAATGAGATCCATTCCTCGATAGTCCTTGCCGAACCGCGAACATCGAATTCATCGTGGTAGAGGTATAAAGCGTCGAGAAACTTCACGAGTTCAGGGTCCACGTTGAGGGTCGCCAGCTTTTCTTGGTCCCTCAAGATTTCATTTTCAAGTCGTATTCTGATTTCTGTCGCGCTAAAACTCATCATGCCGACTCCATTGATGCGGCAAAAGCAGTGGTCTCGGACTGGTCTTGTCGCATCGCTTCGAGATCGAAGTTGTTGTTCTTCAGATCTTCTGCTGTTTTGATCAGGTCTTCACGTAGCGGCCTCATCTTTGTCGTCTTCGCGCTCGCCTTGATACCGGGCTCTATCTGCGTGACGCTGTTCTCCTTGAAGAGACGGTCACGGTGTTGCCTCGACTGGATCTCCACGGGATCGCCTGTGAGGTGGGGCGTCACGTAAGGCCAGAACTCCTTGCGGATTTGTACGCGGTATATGCGTGGCGCCGAGGATCCACAGTAAGGGCAATCGACGATGTCCGGATGATCTTCTTCCATGGTCCAGACGTGATCTTCCATGCGCTGGCACACTTCGCATTCGTAGCTGTACGTGGGCATCAGTCTTCCCCCCTAAAGAGGCGAGCGCCTGGGTGATCGCTGTGTATCGCAATAGAAGGCGGGTGTAGATTGCGTTTCACACATTCCGCGAAAAACTCCGCTACTTGCTTGATTTCTTCAATGGTCATACCGCCTGTCCTTCGCGGCGGAGCTTCGCAAACACCCGCCCACATTTTGCGCATTCGTAGTGTGGAAAATTGACGGTAAACAGGTATACGTGGTGGCGTCTATGGAGCCAATTGCAAATCATCTTCATACTGCCGCTCCTTCGCTAAGGGCTCTACCGCTTTCCGCCGCGAGACCCTGCGCCGGCGCTTGCCCGAGGTTGTTGATGGTGCCGGGCCGTTCGAGAGGGGCCTGCCCTGGAAACTGGGTGACATTCTGGGGCTGCTGGGGCTGTAGCGCAGGAAGGGCCTTGATGATCTTGTCGGGATTCCTGAAGAGCCCAATCTGCGCGGTGAATTCTTTGATCAGCTCTACCCAGTCAACACCGAATCCCTGGGCTTGAAGTAATGGGTCAACCGATTTGTACCGTTCGATGGAATCGATGATTTGTCGTACCCGGACATTCTTGTCCTCTTTCTGGGTCGAGCCAGGCTCAATGTCCACGTCGTATGCTTCGTTGACGTTTTGGTGAGTGAGGGTGGCTTGTCGCCACACCTGGCCGTCTGGCCCCACGATGGGCACCACGCGCTCAGCGCCCCAGTTCTGTTTCAGCAGTGTGACCGTCTTCCGCGTGGATTCCCGGATGAAAGCGTCAAAGTCGCCGGCAAGGTCCGAATGGCGAATCTGCTGCTGGTTGTTCAGAATCGTTGCCTCAGTGGCCGTAGAGACGCCCTTGGAGCCCCCCAGGGCGAGTTCGGACAGTCCGGACACCAACTGGTAGTCGTTGAAGAAAACCTCTGCCAGGCGCCAAGCGTCGGCTGCTATGGGGGTGTAGGGGAGAACGTAGAAGACCTTCGATATGTCCTCGTTCGTTTTGAGTTTGAGAAAAGAGTCCGTGGCAGAGAGGAAGTCCTTAACGGCCTTGTCGTCGAGCCCCGACATGGCGTTGTACGCGCCCCGCATGGCCCCGTGCCGCTGGATGTGGTCCATGAACTGCGTTCTGAGCTTGTTCATGGCCTCGACTTGCGGGGTATACGTGTCAGCCGGAGGGAGTGCCCAGAAGCTATCCTCAACGGGATAGAACTGAAGAACGGTGTAGGGGCTCCCGAGCATTGGGAACGGGTAGGGCTTGTGCCGGAGCGCCATTGCCTGCCCGCCGCCCTGATCGGCAAGAACGGTCACATTATTCGTAGAAACGTCGTAGACCTCGGCAAGCTCGACCATTGAGGCGTCCCGGGCAAACCTGTCTTCGGTGAGGGAAGAACCGTACGTTCCCCCGCGAGACCTGGTATCGCCGTATCCGTCAGACACTCCTATTTCGCCCGAGAAGAACGAAGATAGGCCGGAGGGCTGTACCTTCTCCCTGGCCTCTTTCTCGTAGCGTGTGTCGCGTACCACGTCCACCCACGGGCGCCTGAACAGATGTATCCACCATCGAGCTTCAGCCGGGATAAGGGCTTCGGAGTCCACAAGGATGTCTCTGGGGTTGATCGCCTTCGTCCAGACGTGGCCCTGGAACACCTCCTGTTCGTGCTCTGTCCAAATGGACAGCGGCATCTTGGAGTCTTCGAGTGCCGTATCGGCGTTGCTGCCCGGCGACAAGTTCTTTGGAACCTTGAGTCCGGAGGCCCACGCATCGCCCGGCCCGTACTGAGTATTCCAAGAATGCTTCAGAACCCCTGTTCCGTAGCGATAAGCGTGATGAAGCGCCTTTCGTTCCTGCTCGGTCTGCCCGATGAGTTTGCGCTCGTAGTGGGTGACGCCCTCCATGAGCGGGGCAAGGACGTTACCTTTCTCGGTACGCCCCGTGAAATACATCGTGGGGTTCCTGTCGGCTATCGAGGCAACGGTCTGGCGTTCGGCCACCAGGTGCCAGGACGCCGCTACTCTGTCTCTGTCTTCTTCAAATTGGTAGTAGTTGCCCGCGTAGTACTGGTCGAGCTTACGCCATATGGTCTCGATGTACTTGCGCGAGCGAAAGGAGCGCTTGATCCGGTCAACCCAGATTTCAACCTGTTCCTGTGTCAGCTTGGGCTCAGGCATTATAGGTCCTTGGTTTGTCCGGAAGATCGGAATAGAACCATTTCGACAACATGATCCCATACTCCTCTGTCATGGGAACACATTCTTCTTCGAAGTCGTCGTAGATGATTAAGTCATTCACTATCGCCTCCTCTGTATTTTGAACGCCGTCGTTCCGGGCATCACCCTGTCCTGGCCCAGGAAGCTCCGATCCTGATCGTCAAGGCCCAGCTTCGCGAACCAGTCGGGCTCCGCATCGCCCTTTTCGTCCTGTTCCCACCCGCCCGTCCCGCCTGGGAATACAACGCCAATTCCAGTAGCGATAGCGTCGATGATGTCGTTGCGATATTTTGATCTTGGTGTGAATCGCGTCATCTCCGTTTCGAGTTCCGCTGCATTCTTGATTCCACGAACAACCTTGATCTTTCCGGACTCGAACCACGGTTGAAGCCCGGCAATGCGCTGTTTCTTCGGCTTCTCCGCCTGATTCGTTGGCAACCACATCAGAGGAAGAAAGTGTCCACGCTTTAGAAATTGCGCTTCCAACCACGGTTTCAGGCTCCGTTCGTACGGTCCAGGCTCGAACGCTACTCCTTCAGGGGCCTGTAGACCCTCGGGGACGCTGAACAGCTCATCGGAGATCTGTAGACCACTGTATTGGCCCCAGAAAATGTTGGGGACGTAGATCGTCGCCCTGGGGCCTATAGCGAAGTACACAATCGCCGTGTACGCCTCCGTCTCGCTTTCGGACGCCAGGTCGCACACGCGGAACCAACGAAGGGGAACGTCGACGGGGAGAGTGTCCACCCACATGTCGTCGATGAACTTTCGCTTGAAGATGGCCTTCGTTGGGTCGACAGGGTCATTTCCGTACTGGCACGAATAAATCCACGATCCCTGCTTCACATAGATGGACGGTAGCGATTTCTTGTTATTGCGCTCGTTTCCGTCCGGATCGATGAAGTCCTTGGTGTCCAGCGTGAACCGAGTGGGGAACAGCAGCATCTCATCTAGCGATGGTGTCCACTTCACCTTGCCCTCGATGATGTCGACGATGACCTGCTGGTCAGGGACCGCCCGCCCAACATGAACGTCGTACTCGGCGAGCTTGTATTTGTCTTCGAGAATGGACCCGTAGAGATCCGAGTGGTCGTACCGAGTCCCTACAAGCAGCTCCCAGGCGCCCGGGTCGAGCAAGGACTGGTAGTGCGCGTGATCGTCCACCGTGCGCAACATGATCTTCGGCTCTTTCACCGAATCCTCGGTTACCAGGTCATCACCCAGGAAACCGTCATAGTGCCGGCCAACAACGTTCGTCTTGAAGCTCGCGGCCTCGACCGTGTTTTCGATTAGTCCCTCGTACTCTTTGTCGCGCTGAACCAGCATGCGGGTATCGGACCAACGCATCTTCTGGGTGGAGTTCTTCTTCCGCGCGGGCCGAATATCCGGGAAGATATACCGAAACCGCTCGTTGCTCTCGATGATGTTCTTGATCCCATTCATGAACTTCGCGCTGTCCGGCTGGGTATGAGACCCAAGAAGTATCCGAATGTTGCGATTTTTGCATATTTCCCACAAACCGAACGCTACTGTGGCAATATTGGACTTGATGTGGCCGCGAGGGTCCAGAAACAGCTTCGAACGCTTGTTCCAGGTCTGTAACCATTCGCATATGGGCCGATGAAGAGGCTCGTAGAGGTAGGGGTTTTGAAGAACGTACTTCACAAAGAACCAGAAGTCGTTCAGAGCACGTTCCCGTACGCACAAACGATGGATTTCTTCCAGAAGATCCCTGTCTTCGCCAATTTCCGCCTTCTGGAGAGGGGATAGCATCTTCCACCGCGTAATCACCGGCATGTGGGCGGATTCGGCGATCATGGCTTCCTCCAGTAAACACTGTTCCAGGAGTCGCCAGGCAACATCTCGACGAGTTCTTGGGTCATCATGTAGTCACGGACAGCCGCTTGAAGAGGCCAGGGCTGCATGTAATCGTCAACAATGACAATGCCGCCAGAGAGGACTTTGGGGTAGAGATTAGGGAGAATGTCCATGACGCTGCTGGCCATGTCGCAATCTATGCGGAGTAGAGCTATTGGGGCGTCCCAGCCCGCGAGCGTATCCTTGAACCACCCCTTCAAGAACCGAACGTTTTCGTCCAACAGGTCGTACGCTTCAAAGTTCTGCCTTACCTCGTTGACGCCAACCTTGAGCCACTCTATATCGCCCCATTCTATCGTTTGCGATTCGGTTACCTGGATATCTTCTGTCCCATCTTTCGGGCATCCTTCGAAACTGTCGCAAACCCAGATGGTACGGCCAGGGTCGCAGGCGTGCATCAATATGCTGCTGCCACCTCGCCAAACACCACAATCAACAAAATCGCCATTCTCGGGGGCATTCTCTGCGCAGTCTGCAATGTTTTGAAGACGCTCCATCCCAATTGCGGTAATGCCTCGCGAGGGCACGTCAAGACCAAGCCATCGTACTCTCCTGGCTTCTTCGTCACCATGAGGCACATAACACAAATCCGTTAAAGACCGCGCAAGAAGAGAGAAATACCTGTCCTCAAATTGAGAACGCCCAACGTCTTGATTGGCTATTTCTTCGGGTTCAGCAACAAGAGCCATCACACCACCCCACAAATCTTGTCGATCTGATCCAAAACAGCAGCCGTGGCCTGGTCGCTCACAAGAGAATAGCGGCCAAGAGAAGAACTCTCCTTGAGCCGCGTGATTTCCTTGCCAATCGCCAATCTCGTCTTTGGATCTGTCTCTTTGGAGCGCCAATCCTTCTGGTATTGGCGCAACATGTCCTCGCCAGTGAGAATATCCGTGTCAGATCGCCCTGCCATAATAGCAAAATCCGTCCAAATTCTGGAATCTGGACGGATTATAGAACAGAATGACCGGATTGTCAACTTACGTTGACGGAGTGGCCCTACTTGTGTCAACTATCGTTGACGGGTGCCCTTGAAAGATAGCCCTTGTGGTGGTGGCACCAAAACAGAGGATCGCCAACGGGGGCTAGGTGGCCTTCGTTGCAGCCGCACAGCTTGCCAACAGCATAATCCGACGATTTCTCGTCATCTTCATTCTGGCGCTTAAGAGAAATCGCACTACATACCATCCCCTCGTGCTCCGTACACCAAACCAAAGGATCCCCTGGCTCAATCTTCCTGCTGCACTCGCACACAAAGACCAACGCCCCATTGTGGGAAAGGTAATAAGGTCGCTTGTCGGGATCATCTTCCGGATCCTTCTCCTCGTCATCCTCCTGAGGCTTCAGAGAAACCACTCTACGGACCATCGAGGGGTGCTCTGGGCACCACTCAAGGAAATTGCGTCCTTGCAGCGATGGCCGATCACAGCCGCACGCCCCAGCCGAGAAGACAGGCGCCGACATCACGGCTTCAGGGGGAGTCGACTGGTTCTGAATCGAAAGCTCCTCAAGGACCTGGTGGCCCAGCTTACCCATCTTCCCAAGCTCCACCCGAATCTCCCTCAGCAAACGCAACGACTCATCACGATACGCCGTGTCTTCCTCTTTGCTCATACTCTCGCCTCCTCGAAGTCTTGTATCTCCAGGCCGCTCGGGTCATGGAGTCGGGGCATGCACAGGTTGTTAGCCAGCCGGTACTGAAGCAGCGCAGCCACGGTCTCCTTGTCAGACGCCACCCGCGCCGTGATGGGGAGCTTGATGGTAACTTCCTGCCCCTGAGCAGTCCCTGGGCTGCCCACGGTCACCCTGTAGCTGTAGCGGCCCTTACTGTCTCGTTTCCATACGTCCAGCATCACATCACCCTCCCGCCGCGACGATATAGAATGGCTCGTCGCTGAAATCCACAATTGCGTCATCGAACGGATCGCCGACGCGCACGCGGCAATCGTCGCTCGGCTGCAACCACGCCGGCAGCATCAAGTCATACGCGCCGTCATTAGGGGTAGACGGCACAGCAACGTAGCTATGGTCGCCCCTATAAAACCAAATCCGCACCACCTGGTCTAAAGGCAGCGTCGAGGCCCATGTGATGGGCACGACCTCGCCAGGGGCGAAGGTCTCCCCGCCGTTGGGGTAAAGCACCGTGAAAGGCTCGGACGGCTCCGGCTCGCCCTCGCCCTCGCCTTCCCCTTCGCCCTCGCCTTCCCCTTCGCCTTCGCCCTCGCCTTCGGCACCTGTGGCGCTGTTCAAGACGTGCGCGGCTTTTGCCCGAATGACCGCCGCAGATTCTGTCACGATGTAGACATGGCCCATGTAGTGCATCGTCGTTATGGGTGCATCGTTACCATCGGCGTCCGTCCCCGTGCCAGGTAGCAGCACGGTGGTGGCCGCTGCAAGAGCCGGGAACCAGAACGTGTCCCGCCCCGCAGATCGCGTCAATTCAAAGTGCGTTTGCTCCATGACGCGCGAATGGACTTGAACTCCGGACGACGAAACGTCGAACTCCATCACCATCGACCCAACCAAAAAAGCCCCTCCTATGCCCGCGATGGTACCCACTGTCACTGTCGCTACTATCGCTCCGATCACTCCGACTGTCTTCATTTCTCGCTCCTTTTGGTTTTGGTTTCGCCCAGGACGGCCTGGCGTAGGCAGTCTGGGGCGTGGCTATCGAGGCGTATCCTTCTACAGCTCCCACACCATGTTGCTGCAGGTACCCGGCCAGACATTGTTCTGCTGGGAAGCCATTCATCATAACTGAGCAGCGCGGCCCGATATCGAGCTGTGAGTTGCGCTAGCGAGTCGTAGAGGTTTTTCTGTTGTTCCACCTCCGCCAGCGCCTGATCGCGCTCTTCTCGCGTTCGCACAAGGGCTTCGCGCGCAGCAAGTAGCTCTGTATTCATCTCCTTTTTCCTTTTGTCGTTCTCAAAATAGCGACCCTGAGCAGGGGGATTAGGTCTGCCCAGGGCCAGGGGTATGCCGGTTGCGAACCGGCAAGACCATGGGAGTCGGGGGAACTCCGCATGGAAGATAAACTCAGCATTACATACACTCCAAATACTCAACCAAATCCTCGATTGCCTCGTCTCTAACCTCACCAACGTTGTCGCATACCTCGTGTGCAAAACACTCAAGACGTGAAGCGATACCCTCGGAGCTCGACAGACGGGCGTCTGTACGCTCTAAACACCCCAGAAGATGTGCGAGCCGGACAGTAGCGCGATCATGTTGAACGCGAGAGTCATGAAGAAGAGAGTCGTAGTCGGCGCCCATATCGGATTTGTCGCGTTCAGCCTTAGTCTCCGAGGCGCTAAATTGCGACGAAAGGTCAGCATACACCGACCTCTCCGCTTTGAGCTTATCCTTTGAATGTACCAAATCGCGCTTCAGTATTTCGAACATCTCGTGAGAGACTACCGAATCCTCAAGCAACTCACGCTCACGCTCCAGACAACTGCGAAGATCAAATATCTCCGTGCGGCATCGAGCCAACTCCTCCCCCTGAGACTTGAATACCTCAAGGTTCTTGTACTCAGTAAGAAGATACTCCCCAAGCTCCACCGGACTACGTACCTCAGACTCGCCTATTCCGTCCGCCATGTCACTCTCCCTTTTGCGTTAATCCCAAAATTCCCTGTGGTTTTTTAAAAGTGCGTCCCGACATGGGTATCCCCCCATATACCAAAACCAAATCGGGGGGTGCCGGGGGTGGGTGCCTCCCATTCTGTGCGTGCACGTGCGAGATGGGGCCTTGTTACCCCGCACTTTCATCCCTAATCCGCTCATCGCCTATCCCTTATACCGTAGATAAAGGCATCTCTTACTCTCGTTATCTCTTAGCTGTTGGCCACGTTCCCTCTATCCTATCCCCCTTCCCCCTTCCCTTCCTCGAAAGAGTACCCGAACAAGGCCGAAATAGTCAAGTAATAGCGCTTGGTATGCGTCTTGCTTCGCGTGCGTGCGCGCAGGGGTACTCGAACTAGTGTTCCTCCGAGCGTTCCGTTTGCGGTTTTGAGCGTTGCTGTTAGTGCGATTGGCAGTTTCCGTCTGAGGCCGGTGATCGGGCTTGTTTCTGTCCTGATCAGGCTCTGATTAGGAGCGAAATACCTGTCCAAATAGTTACCATTTGACACATGTTGGGCCCCACAGGTTTAATTGGATTTAGCACCGTTTGAAGTGTTCAAGTTACATGTGTGCGCAAGGTCGGTAGTGTCCTGAAGTACACTTTTCGGGATGATAATTGATATTCGAGTATCGATGTAAGTTGGTATTGTGCAGTGGTTTAGTTGGTGTTAGCTAACGGAGTTGTTAGTTGGCACAGCACTTGCTTATTGATAATCAGTTGAATCAGGAGCAAGACAACGGAGACAAACAATGTTGGCAAGAACCTACACGCAAGACCAGTTATCGGCAATGTACCACAAATCCGCGGAATTGGACGTTGATCAAGGCGGCCATTATGACGCCCGTATTGGTGCTATCAACGTCTGGTCCGTACCTTGGACAACAATTGATGCCAAACGGTCTTCGAGGCTACTCGGAA